GTGGTTGTTTGACTCAACACCAATCAAGCAATGGTTGTACCACCAACCCAAAGCAAACAAAACTTCTTCACCAAATATGTCTGCGTCCACATGACCATGCCAATGTGCCACAACCAACCCTGTTTCAACATTGATTACATGAGCAGAACTGTAGTCACCATGACCTAAACCTTCTGCAACGTCAGCACCAATAACATAAACCTGTCCACGTTCCGGGAACTCCCACACAGATAACTCACCACCATCTTCTCGGAATTCGTAAACACCACGACCCATTCCTTTGTGTAAGTAACCACGGGTAGGTTCTTCGTCCTCGTACGCGCGTAAGGCTTCCAAATCAAACACAGGACGACCAGAACGGATAAATGCTTCATCTGGGTCAGATGGATACTCTTGTGCTAACTGCCAGTCAGGTAAATCCCGTTTCTTTGCTTCGTACCATTCTTCGTCACGGTCGCCAGCAGACCAAGGAAAGAAGATGCCAGTAAATCTGTTTGTCTGTGTTTGTGAACCAACCCACAGTTCGTGAAAGATATTGCCTTCGCCGTTAGCTGTTGACAAACAGATGACACGACCGCCGACATCGGCAATTGGTTCAATGGATGCCCAAGCTTCGCTTGGGTTGGGCAAGAACGCCATCTCGTCAATGATTACCAAGAATACGGATTCACCTCGGGCTGGGTCGTTGCCTGACGGCAGCGACTCAACAGCTGATTCGTTTGCGAACACAATCTTAAGTTGGTTATCCGACAGCAACTCTGGTCCATGTTTGCGCATCCATACCGGCAACATCTTGTAACCGTACTTTGATTTTTGCAACAACTTAGCCGCTTCACGCTCTGTGCGGGAAAGCATAACAATAAACCTGTCAGGCCAAAAGAACGCCAACCAAAACGAATATGCAGACGCAAGGGTAGAGAACCCAATCTGTCGTGCTTTAAGCACTATCGAGTATCGGGTGGATAACCATGTGGCAATTGTTTCTCGTTGCGCATCACGCAACTCAAACTTGATACGACCCCGTTCAGGGTGGCGTATCATCCAATAGTTGGAACAGAAATATTCAAATGCTTCAACCTGTTGTTCTAAGGTTGCGTCCTCAGGACCTTTACATTTTCTCCATTCCTTCTCGTTGAGAAGGTCGGATAATTCCATTACTTCTTCTTGGTCTTAGTTCCAAACGCTGCGCTAATTTCTGCTGATGTAAGCTCGCCATCAACTGACGCTGCGGCAAGTTTCTGTACAACACCAAACAAGGCTGTAAGTCCTGCAACACCAGCCGACTTAATCACATCAACACCGAGGATTGCTCCACCTGTGATAATTGGTAATGCGCTGGCAATAAACAACGATACAAGTCGTTGTCCAAGGTCTAGGGCTTTTGCAATTGCTGAGTTCATTTTTCATCTTTCTGACTTAGGGTTATTACGGAATGAAGAACCACGGCAGTACCTGTCAAAAACACAGCCTGACGAAAAGTGGGTCCAGACAAGGTAATCAATACCATGCCCGTGCCCGCCCAAGTCCAAGTGTTCTCAGCTAGATAGTTAAGTAGTTTTTTCATGATTTACCTGTCTTAATATGTACACTTGGTAACATCGTTAACAAGGACCCAATAACTACAAGGGTTCTACGGGTGCGAACCGGCACGTTAGAGCCGGTTGGCACATATTCATCAAATTTGGAACTAAAAATATCAATAGTTTTCTCAAAAGCTTGCTTGATTTCTGTTGGCGCTTCCTGAATGGCTTCAGTAAACGCCTCCAACTGTTCCTCAGACAGTTCGTCCACAACGATTTGTTCAAAAAGTTCTTCAGCTTGAGTTTCGGTGATAGCGGCCAAGACTTCTGGGCTTGACGCTATCTCGGTGGCTTGGTCTGAGGTGATGTCTGCGGCTAGGACTTGGGTGATGGCAGCAACAATCTGTTCAGGTGCGGCTTCGCTAAGGCTTTCTAAAATTTGTTCTACCTGTTCGTCGGTCACAGGTTCGTCTTCAATGACTTCTTCCAGAACTATGTCAATCTCCTCGGCTATAGTTGTAACCAATGAATCATCTACTTCTTCTAGCTCTGTACTTATTATGGTTTCTTCTAACAGTTCTGTTATGGGTAGGGATTCTTCTTCGACGTCAAGAACAGGCCCGACTTCGTAGTCGGGAAAAAATGTCTCAAGAATGGTTGTCTCAACAGGCACAACAGGTTCTTCAACAGGACCGTCAGGAACGGTTGTAAATGTTTCTGGTTCTGTGGTTTCGGGTTCGGCAACTGTGGTTTCGGTTACGGGTGTGGTGGATTCGGGTTGAGTCTCAATGGTGGGACTAGTAGTGGTGGTTTGCGGGGGAGTGTAGGGTGCTTGCGTTGTTGTCGGGGCTGGTTGAGTTGTTGTGGTCGTGGTTGTCGTTGTACTTTCAACTGATGTGGTTGTGCTTGTCTGAACTGGCTCGGTGGTGCTGGAGCTTGTTGTGGGAAGGGTTGTCGTAGATGAACTCGTGGTCGTTGTTTCGGGCAAAGTTGTTGTGGTCGTTGGTTGGATTGTTGTGCTTGTCGTCGTGGTTGTTGTGCTTGTCGTGGTCGTTGTGGTTGTTGTGGTGGTGGTTGTAGATGAAGTCGTGGTGGTTACTGAAGCACCGTATGACCAACTGTAAGGTTCAGGTGGTGCGCCGTTCTGCCAGTTAATGCAGTCAGCCCAAGTCGGATATAGCCCAGCCAAATAATCGGCTTCGGGTTGTTGCATTTGCCAAGAACTACTACCCGTAGTGCAGGTCCAAGTTGTATAGGTTGCTTCAGCGTTCGCTGTTTGTGGGAAGAACGAGAACAGGATTGCTGGTAGCGGTATAAGCCACCTAGTTAAATTGCGACCCACGTTAGTTTTGAGTAATGTTAAAAGATATCACTATTTTCTCCTCACCCTTAAGCGCTGGACAGCCGTGCAGAAAATCACTTTTAAAAATAAGTAATTTACCTGGAATGCAAGAATGCGTACATGTTTCGTAACTTAGTTCGTTCAAGTTTTGTTTCGAAACAGGCAATAACATGTTATTAATGTTGTTGTAAAATTTAATAGTGTCTAGTTTTTCTTCGGCACTAACATAAAAAACTCCGCTAAATAAACTGCTTGGGTGATTATGAGGGAAAAGATAATCACCCTTTTTGCTAACGTTTGCCCACATGCTATCTATCTTTAGTTGTAGGTCATAACCTAAAGCCTTACTGTAATTGTTTGCGTGAGTTAATATGTCTTTTCTGAGTGTTTTGAAAACTAAATTGTTTTTTAAATCTTTTTCAGTTATGCCGTGAGTTGTCTCAACGTAGTTTGCGTCAGTTCGTATACTTTTCTCCGCTACTATTTTAAGAATTTCTTTTCTATATTTAGGCAAATTAGAGAGATGCAGATTGATTATGGTATATGTGGTCTTAGGAAACCAAGCCTCAATCAAAATCTCATTTTTGTTATCCATTTTTGTACATCCTAATAGTTGGCATAATGTCGTGCATGCCTACCAATCCCCAAATATCGTCATTGTCCGTAGATGTATTTTTAATATGCGATAAGTTATGTTCAAAGTTGGGTTCGTCGATAAACGCATAAAATTCTTCAAGTAATTTTACTGTGTCATTACAAAGCCGTTCATAAGATACAACGAAACAACGGTCAGGTATTTGGGACAATAAATTTTTATATGAGATTATACATGGGTCAATAATTGATGTTTGTGTATTTTGATTATAGTTTGGTGATACGTCCGTCAAGCGTTTAAAAGATGCAACTATTTCTGGAATATCCCTTTCCATAACAATAAACTTTGGAACATAGCCAAGGGCTTTGATTAATACAGTTAAGTTATACGGAGAGCCCCAGGTAAATGATTTATCAATAATTACAGACTCAGTTTGATGAACATAAAAAGAAGGTATTATTGATTTAATAACATTTTCTACCCCAACGTCATTTGAACCACCATGGAGTGCTTGGCGGCTATTCCATATTTGATATGTATGATATAAAGCATCACATAAAAAAGATGTAGATGAAGCAAACACATCAGGGTTTTGATTAATAATACTTGCAAAAAGAGTTGAGCCAGAACGAGGTAGTCCAGCCAAAAACACGTATTGTTTGTCCATTTTGTTTTTTTTAATAAACTTGTAGTAAAACTACTATTCTTCTGTTCGGGGTACCCAGTTTAGCGTAGCTTCATCCCACCAATACTTTCTATTGTCTGTTGGGTAAGCAACAGGTGCTTGCCAGTCAAAGTTTTCGTCAAGAACCCAAGAGTGAAAAGGTTTTGGAGATATAAAAACATCGTTTATGGCATCATAAGTACCTTCTGGACAAGCATACTGTTTACGAAAAGTGCCATTAAAAGACGTTTGAACCCACTCTCCATCAAGACCCAGCGATGCAATAAAAGCAAGACCCAAACTTTCTTGCTCGACATTATCTTGGTCTAACAACTCACTGTTTTCAACTCTTATAACAGATTCAACTATCCCATTTGCAATTTTCGCAAAGTATGCCATTAGATTGTAATACTCCCGCTTCCGCTAAAATTGTAAATTCTGTAGCCCCCAGAAACCGTTATGGTTGGTGAACCAGTAGTAGCAGTAGCAGCACGTAAAGAGTCTGGGTATCTTAAAATTACACGTCCCGTACCACCACCGCCGCCACCAGCAGTACCGCTACCAGGAGTGGTGGCGCCGTTTCCTCCAACACCATAAGTTCCTCCACCGCTGCTGCCTGGGGGTTGTCCACCATATTGACCGCCACCGCCACCGCCACCGTGACTGCCTCCAAAATAAGAACTACCAGCAGCAGCACCACCATTGCCAGCCGTATAGCCTGAGCCAGCGCTGCCACCTCCGCCAGCACCGCCGCCACCGCCACCAGCAAAACCGTTGCCGCCACCACCGTAACCGTTTCCAGAAGTACCACCACCACGACCGCCATAACTTCCGCCAGAACGGCTAGTTCCAAATGCGCTGCTTGCGGTGCTTTGACCACCAACGACTATTGTATATTGAACATCGCTTGTTGCTGTGAATGTATGTTCGGAAACACCACCACCGCCACCTCCGCCACCAGAGTAATCATAGTTGACGGCTATACCGCCGCCTCCACCGCCACCAACCAAAAGAAAATTAACAACGGCTGTAAACGCTCCACCACCGCCACGAAAATAGTCATCAACTTGAGAAGTGTTATTACGGCGAGAGCGTGGTGCTAAAGCACCACCGCTAATAGCCTTACCGCCTGATGTATTTCTAAGAATCCTAGACATAACTAAAGTTATGCTGTGATTCGGTTTACATACCCGTGAATTATAATAACATTTGTTGTGGCAGCAAAAGCCTTAACAACTTTAGCAGTAGCGTTGCCTTGTAACACAAGACCTGGAATAACCAAATACAGACCGTTTTCAGCCTTAACAGTATATTCAATATTGCCATCTGGTGCAGTTGCTTCGCCGTACTCAATAGTTAACTTAACATCCGAAGCAGATGAATTGACTGCGTACAACCAAATTTCATCAATCGTTGTAGGAGTGGATGACGCAGTATGAATCGCTGTGCCGCAGTTGCGGTAGCAGCAACTTTGATACCAAGACCTGTGCCTGTGGTGCCTGCTGGTTGTAACGCTAGTTTTGTGAAAGTTGCCATGTGTTATCTCCTATGTGTTTATTTAAATCGTTACATTAGAGGGAAAACAGTGTTTGCTCAACCGTGTCATAACGGTCAAATATCTGTAGTTCCAACCATTCTTCGAAATCGTCAGTACTAAAAGTTTCCAAATCTACAGCTGCTGGGTAAACATCAACAAAGTAGCTGTTCATAAGGTCGCCCAAAGTGTTACCTACGGCGCCCTCACCCTGAAAGAACTCGTACTGTAGGGTGCCCCGGTACTCCAAACCCTTCTCTGACCAGAACGCATAAAGCAAGTCCCCAAGGGTCGCACCCGCAAGCGGGTAAGCGACCGTCAACGCTTCATACATCGCATCATTTGTTGTAGTCACTACACCACCTTAAAATTACGTCGCGACTTCTCATGGGCAGCAATCTGTCCAATGAGTTCATCGAGCTCAGAGTCGGACAACTCCGTTGCCTTCTTATTAGATTGAACCGTTACCGTAGGTGGCAACATACGGTTGGTGGCCTGCAGGTAAAGCTGGGCTGACTTGGT